ACCACAAGTTGCTGACGAGAGACCTGCGTGAATCAAAACGGCCCTTGTTAGAGCGTAGAATATTAAACTTTCTAACTCGAACGTGAAGCCATTTCCCATACTTGAAAACTTCTCAAGTCTTAAAGTCTCACCATCAAAATCAATATGGCGAGACCGTAACTCGTCTAGTAAACTAGACCAAGCGGGGGGTAGAAGATCAAATACTAACTCCCGACAAATGGAGTCAGACGCATCCGATAAATCGATGGTTGCCTCTTGACCATCGATACTAGCCCGACGAGCTCTCTCTCTATTGAGAGATTGGTCGTATAGGTTCACACCCACCTGCAAGAGTTTCTGTTTAAGAAACCTGCCGATGGAAAGCTGTGCGAACATGTTAAGGGTTGGTTCGACCACTATGGATCGATCGGTATCTGCGTTCTTTGGGACTGTGGACCATTTACCAGTGGCTAACTGGACCGCTACAGCATATGTGGTAACAAACTCTTCAGTCGAGGTATCGAAGTATTGATACTCCTCAGAAGAGTGATATGCTGATAATAACGGTAACTCCGCCAGAAATTTGGCTACAGAGTTAAAGCCCTCAGTTACAGTCAACCGGTTACCCAGCTTAAACGCCGGGGAAGTATACCGGGCAACGCCAACATTAGCACCACTAGACAGAGAGAAAGGATGCAACTCCCTCCAAGGAGGAGGGTCTTCACCAATTATCCCCGCGATAATCCGCGACGCTGTCATTAACAGCGGCTGAACCCGGAGAAATTCCGGATACAAGAGAGGTGATCGGAAGCGAGAATTCGCCAATCGACATCGTTCTTCTGCTGCGGTAAAACGTTGCTTAGCCGTCTCACGACGGTCACTCACGGAGGCTCCACACTTAAACGGCGCCTTCTTCCAGAGGTATTCTTTCTGGACAGATAAGAACCGGGCGTGGAACTGCCCACTCACCTTCGGAGCTTGAAGGAAGCTCTCAAATACTTCGTTAATGAAACGTGAAGTTCCATCCGAAAACGGGGTGTAGAAGTCGTTGACGAAACGCTTCTGGGCAACTGGCACTTTGGTTTTGGAAACCATCGGTTACCTACTTTCTTTAAAAGATAGGGACGCCTGGGCATAGAAATGCCTACGCGGGTTGGACCATATTCTCGATAAGGTCGACGATGTTGGCCTGCACGATAGCGGCCTGAACGAGGTTGTTCAGGGAAACGCGATCTGCATACGTACTGCGAAGTGGAAGGAAGAACTCCACTTTACAGCGCGGGATGTGAGCTGCTTTCGGAGCAGCCACATAACCATCATAGTCGCCAGTCGAAGCTGCTTGCTCCGGAACGGGGACCGCAATATTGATG